AAGGTAAATGATCTCGTTAAAAACCTCAAAGAAAAGAACTTTTCGGAAGTACGTAAATGGTGTGTCAATAACCTGGACAATGATCCTGCTGTTTTACTTCGCCGCATTTACGACTCTCTTTCAAATTCCTTGGTTCCTAGCACCGTTCCTGCTGCTGTGCTTATTATTGCTAAGTATCAATACCAAATTGCCTTCGTCGCGGATCAGGAAATAAATATGTTAGCTTGTCTCACTGAAATAATGGTGGAGTGTGAATTCAAATGATTTTACCAGGAACTACTGTTGTCGTGACAAATCAGACTTCTATATACAGAGGGTATGTTGGATGTGTTCAGAGAATAAGTGAAGACAAAGTGGCAGTCCTTATGGATGGACATACACCTTGGGATAAAATGATTACATTTAGAATGTCTGACTTAGAAGAACAAACCACTGGTTTTCAATATTATCCAGAGAAACCTATTAGAAAGAAATGAAAATCACACAGAAGATTATTGATGACCTCACTGAGGCATTAGCACATACTAAGAAAGATGGGACAGAGAATTGGCAAGATGGTGATGAGATAGATGTATGTGTTGGTGGCACTTTTGCTGCTGATAAATTTATTTCACTTATAAACCGATCTAAGGAAAAGAAATGAAGTGGGATTATCAAAAAGTGACATAAGAATTACCCAAGAGTTTAAGATAATAGTCGAAAAGCATCCTTTATCCGAATCTATAAACAAAAAAATAGTAGAGGATTTTAGATTGTTTCCTTTTACGCGAGATATTACTAATCCAGATGGATCAAAAACTAACGTAAAGGCACTTCAGAGTTATAATGATATTACAAGTCCTTCTATTACTTTAATTAAACAATGGGTTATTAATTTGGTTGGAACTTATGGTGGATCTTTTTTTCAAGTAGCAGCATGTTGGGGAGCAAAATATGGTAAAGGTGATTACACTATATCTCATGAGCATTTTCCTGCCACTTTTGCGTTTGTTTATTTTTTAAAATCTCCGAGGGGATCATCTCCTTTGGTTTTTACTCATAGTGGTAAAAAGATTAAAGCAGAAGATGGTAAGGTTGTAATTTTTCCTGGAAATATACGCCATCATGTCCCTAAAAATAATTGTGAGGGTAGACTTGTATTAGCAGGAAATTTATTTCACTTATAAACCGATCTAAGGAAAAAAAAATGAAGGAAGAACTTTTAGAACTTTTAAAAAAAGATGCTTATAAGAAAGGTGAATTTACTCTTTCTTCTGGTAAGACTAGTGAGCATTATGTAAATTGCAAACCAGTAACTTTAACTGGAAGAGGACTTACACTTGCTAGTTTATTAATACTAAGAGAAGTTGATGCATCTATTGTAGGTGGACTTACTCTTGGTGCTGATCCTTTAGTCTGCGGAGTTTCATTAGTATCAGCATTGGATGGTAGATTGGTTAATGGATTGATTGTTCGTAAGGAACCTAAAGGTCATGGCACTGGTGCATGGATTGAGGGTCCAGAGTTAAAGAAGGGAACTAAAGTTACTGTATTAGAAGACGTTGTTACATCAGGTGGATCTGCCATTAAAGCAGCAGAGAAACTTAGAGATGCTGGATATATAGTTAAACGTGTTGTTACTATTGTAGATCGTCAGGAAGGAGGAATTGATGCTTTAAAAGAAGCAGGATTAGAACTTCGTAGCTTGTTCACTTTGGAGGATTTTAAATGAGTGAAAGAAAGGATAATTTAATAACTAGGATTAAAGAATTAACATTACTATTGGGTGGAGAGTTTACTCAAACATCAACCCTTAATTCGCAGGGTAGATCTTCTAAGAAAATTGTGATAGAATATGATATAAATGTCAAGAATGAATAATCATACCAAATTGGTATTTGCATTAGAACATATTGCCCATTTAGAAGATCTATTTGAGGATAATTCTGATGGAGCATTATTGGCAGCATCTCTTAGAGACATTAAATCTATCTTAGAAAGGCAATTGACGTATGAACAAGAAAAAAGAAAAACTAAGAGCACAAGTTAAGTCCAGATGGTATTATATCTTCTGGGGAACATGTACAGTAGCAGTATGTGCTGGTCAGGTTTTGGTTGGAAGTGGTTTCCGTAGAATGGCAGAAAGTCTTGATAGTGTATTAGATGCTCCTATACAAATAGATATTGGTCCAAGACATAGATTGATGGATCCTATTTGGGATCCTGAATATGATCATCCTATGATAATAAGATGACAATCTTTGATTGTATCATTATTTCATTACTTTATCTTGAATACTTCGTGCAAAAATTTTTATGTGGGATATATTATACCTATATGAAATTTGATTACTGGAACTTTAATCGTAAATTACCCAAATGACTGAAGAGGAATTAGAAAAAGAACGTCACATTGATGATGACTGTAATGTAGTTGCCCATTACTACAGAGCAAAGATGATGCATCCTAATATTCCTTTTTATCTTCAAGATGAAATGGGTAATACGTTTGAGTTTGGGTGGAGTTTAATATATGAATATATTTCTAACATATCTTATTATCCTGATTGGTGATGAAAAAAGATCCTCGTAAAGCATTAAAAACACCATTACGTTACCCTGGTGGTAAGTCCCGTGCGTGTGTTAAAATGGATCCATATTTTCCAGATATGGGAAAGTATGTTGAGTTTCGTGAACCTTTTTTAGGGGGAGGTAGTGTTGCAATACATGTTAGTAAAAAATATCCCCACTTAAAGATTTGGGTTAATGATCTTTATGAACCTCTTGTAAACTTTTGGAGACAACTTCAAGAGAATGGGGTAGAATTAAAAGACCAACTATTAGATTATAAATCTACGCACAATGATCCAGTTAAAGCAAGAGAATTATTCACTAACTCCAAAGATTTATTGGGGGAGACTGGTAAGTCATCCCTTGATCGCGCTGTGGCTTTTTATATTGTCAATAAGTGCAGTTTTAGTGGTCTCACGGAAAGCTCTAGTTTTTCACCTCAAGCTTCCAATAGCAATTTTTCAATCAGGGGGATTGAGAAATTACCTTTATACTCAGAAATTATTTCAAACTGGAACATAACCAATTATCCTTATCAACATGTAATGACAGAGGATGTGCATGATGATCTTTTTATGTACTTAGATCCTCCTTATGATATTAAGGACAATCTTTATGGTAAGAAGGGTGAAATACATAAGAGATTTGACCATGATATTTTTGCTACCGACTGTAGTGATAGTTCCATTGATATGATGGTAAGTTACAATTCAGATCAATTAGTAAAAGATAGATTTAAAGGATGGAATGTTGCTGAGTTTGCTCTTACTTATACAATGCGTTCTGTTGGTGAGTATATGAGGGATCAAAAGGAAAGAAAAGAATTGATATTGATGAATTATGGTCCTAAAATTAAGTTAAGTTTTGAAGGATGCTATAATTATGACAAACTAAAAAAGGAGGGGTTAGCAGCATGACACAATCTGTAAGGGAGAAATTAGATACCCTCCGCTGTAGAGAAAATAAGTTTCCAAATATTGTTTTCTATTCATTCAAGGTCAGTCCTCATGAGCATATTAATACTCATGAGATGAGACGTTTTGACCATAGTATTAAATCTTTAAGAGAGTTTAATAATGAAATACCTGTTTATCTTTTTTGCGATGATCCTTCTGTTGTTCCCCTTTATTTCCGCACTGAATATAATGTAGAAGTTACACCTTTTGTAGAAGGATTTGATCATAACCATCTGTTTATTCATCGATGGTGTAATCTTAAATATTTTGAGGATAATTATAATATTCTCTATGTTGATTCGGATGTTATCTTTTATGATAATGTTCAATATATCTTTGATACTTATTGCACCTGTCAGGTCTATGGTAGAGAAGAGATGGGATTCCGTCATGATCCCAATACTGGAGGAGGAAGAAATATAAGAGAACAGTTAGATATGGTCGATGTAGGAATATATGATCTTGGCGGTATTGCTCCCATGTATAAGTTTTGCATGGGAGTTATGTTATTCAATGATAGTATTCATAAATTGATTGTTCAGTCATTGGATGATATGATTGATTTGATGAATAAGGTTACTACTAATCAGGTCTTTGTTCCTATCCCAAATCGACGTATATTGGATGAATATGTTATGTGGGTCATCTTGAGTCGCATCGGTGCTGTAGGCGGTTTATTCGCCGTTCAGGACGTGACTCACGGGTGGGTAGAACAGAAGCACCAGGAATATTTCTATCCAGTTATTTGTCACTATACAACAAAGAAAGAACAGGAGTTTGCTAAATCAGACAAGAAGTATAATAATTTAATCAGAGATACGGAATCTTTGATGCAGGAGATTGATCCCTATTCAACAATGGAAGCTCAGACTATTGATCATTTAACTCCTGAAATGGTTGAAGCATTAGCTGAAAATCCTCCTATAGTAGCATCTGATGTATGGTCAGATTTGAATCCTAGTTATGAAGACTGAACTTAAAGATTGGTTGAATTCTATTAATTTCAATAAGAATGATCTTATTGAAGAAGATCAATCTGTGATTAAAGATTATCCTCCATATATCATTAATCGCTGTTTATCAGGTCATCTTGATTGTGTGATGTTTTCTAATGAGATGAACAAATATCCCAATTTAGATAAGGATATGCAATATTCTTTTTATCTAAATACCATTAGAAAAAAGAAGAGATTCAGTCCCTGGCTCCGTAAGGATAAAGTCACAGACCTCGAAATCATTAAACAATACTATGGTTATAGTAACGAAAAAGCATCAAATGCTTTGAAAATATTAACCCCTGAACAAATTAAATTTATTAAAAAACGACTTGATACTGGAGGAATGAAATGACTACTACCGTGGAACCGGAAGTTAATTGGTCGCAAGACCAAATGGTTGAGGTAACTCTTAATGAACCTGATGACTTTCTTAAGGTGAGAGAAACTCTTACAAGGATTGGTGTAGCGTCGAGAAAGGAAAAGAAGTTATATCAGTCTTGTCATATATTGCATAAGCAAGGAAGATATTATATTGTCCATTTTAAAGAGCTTTTTGCTCTTGATGGTAAACATGCTAATCTTACAGCTAATGATATTCAGCGACGTAATAGGATTGCTAGATTACTTGCTGATTGGGGACTTATTTCAGTAGTAAAACCTGATGAGGTAACAGATATTGCTCCTCTGAATCAGATTAAAGTATTAGCATATAAAGATAAAGGTGACTGGATCTTAGAACAGAAGTATAATATAGGTAAGAAAGGGAAGACTCAGGAGGAATAATGGTTAATACTATATTATTAATCCTTTTGGTGATCGTTAACTATTCAAACTTCTATCTTACGCATATACACGGTAAGCGTAAGGTTCGTCCTAATATGAAAAAGAAATTCTTACGATGAAAAACAGTCTTTATAATGGAATTAGTGAACGTCTTTTTTATACGTTAGGAAAAAGATCTGAGAGTGCTAGTTCTCATGATATCTACATGGCATTATGTTATGCTGTGAGAGATCAGATGATGTCTTATCATCTTGCTCCTCCTGTTTGTAATAATGAAAAGGAGATAGCATATCTTTCAGCAGAATTTTTGATTGGACCTCAACTTGGAAACAACTTACTTAACTTGGGGTTGGAAAAGGAAGCAAGAGACGCAGTAGCAGAATATGATTTAACTTTAGAACAGGTATTAGATCAATCAGAAGAACCTGGATTAGGTAACGGTGGTTTAGGTCGTCTGGCTGCTTGTTATATGGAGTCTCTTGCTACTTTAAAGGTTCCTGCTACTGGTTATGGTATAAGATATAAGTTTGGTATGTTTAAGCAGATTATCAGAGATAATATGCAAATGGAGGTTACTGATAATTGGTTGCATGGAGATTGGCCTTGGGAACTTGCTCAACCAGATGAGTCTGTACTTATAGGATTTGGTGGTAGAGTAGAGAATTATATTTCAGATAGAGAACATTATAGAGTAAGATGGGTTCCTGGAGAATCAGTAGTTGCAGTTCCTTATGATGTACTTCAGTTAGGGTATAAGGTTAATTGTTGTAATAGGTTGAGATTATGGAGAGCAGATGCAACGGAGATATTTGATTTTTATGCTTTTAATATCGGTGATTATATGGGATCTGTAGAACAAGGAGTTCAGTCGGAGACTATCTCTAAAGTTCTTTATCCTAATGATGGTACTGATGCAGGTAAGATATTGAGATTGAAGCAGCAGTTCTTTTTTGTTAGTGCATCTCTTCAAGATATGGTTCGTAATTTGGAGAAATGTAATTTACCTTTAGAAGAATTCCCAAATAGATATCAGGTTCAGTTAAATGATACTCATCCTGCGATAGCAGTTGCAGAGTTGATGAGAATTCTTGTTGATCTTAAACATATTGAATGGGAGCCTGCATGGGAAATAACAACTAAGTCTATTGCATATACTAATCATACTCTTCTTCCTGAAGCATTAGAGAAATGGGATCTTAAATTGTTTAAGACTCTTCTACCAAGACACATGGAGATTATCTATGAGATTAATAGAAGATTTTTACAGGTAGTAAGATTAAATTATCCTGGTGATGATGTGATGTTAGAGAAAATGTCCATCATTGATGAGGCTGGTTATAAGTCAGTAAGAATGGCAAATCTTGCAACGATTGGATCACATCATGTAAATGGAGTTGCAGCACTACATTCTGAGTTGGTTAAGACTCAATTGATGCCAGAGTTTTATGATCTATGGCCTCATAAGTTTACTAATGTGACTAATGGTGTAACTCCAAGACGATGGGTTGCTTCATGTAATCCATGTTTGG